AAAGTTCTGATTTTAATGAACAGATTGATTATAGAATAGGCGATGCAATGAAAATTATTCCAGAATTGAAAGAACAATTTGATATTGTTTTCATCGATGCAGATAAATTGAATTACATTAATTATTATAATCTAGTTTTTTCTAAAGTGAAAATTGGTGGATATATCATCGCTGATAACGTTTTATGGTCAGGAAAAGTAGCAGATGAATCGAAAAATGATAAAGAAACAGAATTGTTACGTGACTATAATTTATTGAATCAAAAGGATGAACGTGTAGAAAATGTATTATTTCCTATTCGTGACGGTCTTATGATTGCTAGAAAAATCAAAGATTGATGAAAAGAGAGCTACGTGAAACAGCAGATGGATCAATGACGATTTATCTTCCAGAAATGGACGAACATTATCATTCTTATCATGGAGCTATACAAGAAGCAAAACATGTTTTTATAGAAAATGGTATCCAGCGATTTCCAAAGAAAGATACAATTTCAGTCTTTGAATTAGGACTTGGAACAGGGTTGAACGCACTGCTTACTGCTATTTGGGCTGAGAGAAATCAACAAAAAGTTACTTATTTTGGATTAGAAGCATTTCCAGTTGAACCTGAAATGAATTTTGATATGAAATACGATAGCTTAATAACAGATTACCAAATATATTCGAAAAAATCAAAATACCAAAATTAGCAATTTCAAATGACCACAAAACACACATTTGGTCATTTGAAATTTAACTCACGGGTTCAACATCAATAAATCAGGTTTAAATATGTCTTTAACGTCTGTAGATGGCTCAAAACCTCATTTAAAAAAGTAGTTCCAACTCCTGCTCCCTGCCACTCGGGCATTACAACTAGTCTTGTAGCCCTGTAGGCCTTGGCAGTAAATAAAGGGCAAACTGCAACGTGAGCTACAAGCTCACCGTCAACAGTTGCCACGAAGTATTCGGCCGCTGGTGGATGTGGTAGGTCTAAATAATAATGCTCTTTAAAAAACTTCCAGTAAGTTCCGTTGACCTTCCAAATGTCGATTTTGATTTCTGGGTGCTTTCCGATTGCACTTTTTTAATATGCCAGTGTTCGTGTCAAAAATCCAATCGGGTTGCAGCCATTCGACAACATCATAATGGCATGAGAGTAAAACGGCTTTCTTTCCCTTATTTTTTCTCCAGGACTTCGCAAAAGCAAGAGCACCAATTTTAGCTATTTGACGATCAACAACACTTGTGAACTCATCAATTACAACTTCATTTGGAGAATCAATTATTACTCTTGCTAGCCCCGCTCTAAATTGCTGGCCATTTGAGAGCCTGTTAAAAGGTTTTATCCATGATGGAACATCACCAAGCCCAACACTTGCCAAAGCTCCTGTTACTTGGTTAAAATCGCATTCTTGACCTATGCAGTCTACAATTGGCAACTCATTATTCCAATCCTTGTATAAATCAATAATACAATCCTTACTAAAGACTTTTTTACCTAGTGAGGTCTTGCCTGAACCACTAGGACCTACAACCAATCCAAGTGACCAGTCTAAGTCTTCCACATTCAAATCAAATGTCTTTTAAATAAATTTGATTCGGCGTTAAATAACGACTTTACTCTTGAAGCCCTGTAACTTTTAAAGTCAGGGCTTTCGTTTTTAATTTCAATTTTCATACTGTAACAACTTTTAGCTTTAACCTTTTTTTTTGATAAATCATTGAATACTTCAATCTGCTGTAACTCAGTTTCGCAGATTACAATTACTCCAAATTGCTCTTTGTAATTGAACTTTTTTTCCTTTTTTTCTTTACTCTTTTCCATCTTTTTTAATTAAATTTGTAAAACCACACATTTTTTAACTGCGCAAACACTTATTAAGAACTTATAGCTCTCGGCAAGTGCTTGCGCAGTTAAAAAATGTGTGGTAACGTTTTTTTAATTAAAGTCCGGGAGCTTTTTTACCCAGCCTTAAATGGAGGCAATTCATACAATCTTATTATTCCTGTTGCAGCACCAACAAAATTGATATCGCCATCTGTTTTGATTATTATTTGTCGTTGATTTGCTCCATTCCAAATGCTATATTGCATATCCTCTGCAGGTCTAAGGCCTAATGGTAAACGACCAATTAGATTATCCGGGCTTGGGTCTGAGTTGTTCCAAACTCCTTTTAAGTGAACAAAGCCCGAAACGTCTTTTAAATACTTTGGAGCTCCTGCAGCAAAAGGGTCTTCATAACTTGCATCTGAAAGACTAGCCCAAACACAGTTAGCCTCTAATTTTTGTTGAATTATTTGGGTTGCTGTTAAAGTGTTTTTTATAGCTGTGTAACCAAAAGGATTTTCAAATTCAGAAAACCCAACCTTTGCTATTCTAATTTCATAAGATTGGATTGGGTTTCCATTTTTTAAAATTTTATCTCCTGTTGTATCATAAAGGGTATCAATTCCCCAAAAACTAAATCCATTTAATGATATACCTGTTACACCAGGAAAGAAAAAAATCTCGCCTCCTATGGATAAATAACCGGATTCAATCGTCCAAAAAGAGCCGTCAAATTCCCTTGTGCATCCGGAAAGAATTACTGCCTCATTTGCAGAAACATCATTTACGATTGAGGCAAGACCTTTTAAAGCCAAGCGAATTGATTCATCTATAAAACGAAAGTCATTGCTTCTTAATGGAAAACCTCCATTGGGGGTGGTGATTAATTTATTCATGAGTTTTGATTTTTAAAATTGACGGATGGCACGAACCCTATAATTCGCTTGCTTGGTGTTGTTGGAACTATAAATATCAGCTGTACTGTAAGCAACTGAATGGTCAGCCGTGAACTCAAATGAAGTCCAATAAGTTGAATTATAAGATAGTGGCGTCCCACCTATATTTGATAAAGATTTGGAAATATTAAAGTTGATATTTAACAAAATCAATAGTTCATTAGGCGCAGGAAGATACCAGTCGTTAAATCCATTATTTGTTGAGTCTAAACAGAGTTTAGCGGCACTAATTGAATGTCCTGATTGAGCCACAATAGCATTAGAATTTGTAAGTCCATCCCAAGTAGACATTGCACTAGAGCCTATTGCAGTATTTACCCAGCTCCATAAATGACCTGCCGACAAATCAACCGTATCCACCACCAACCCATGCTCCACTCCCTCCGAGTCTTTCCAAAGGTGGAAAATAACACCTCCACCAAAAGCCTCACCGATGTAATGCTCAAATCCAGTATTAGGAGCATTATCATAAATAACTTTCAAAAGTGCATTTACTTCTGAGGCCTGAATTTGTGCGCTGTTGTTTGTAAAAATTTTTTCGTCAATTAGAGCGAAAACTTCTTCTCTTGTAAGTGGCATATAGTTTTAATTAAAATCGTTAGAAAATGAATTGGAAAACGAACCCGATTGAGGAACGTTTGTGGCTAATTGAATACTTTCCGCTTGAAAAAAAGCAACTATTTTAGTATTCAATGGCTGTGGAACTTCAATCGCCTGAGGCAAAACCGATAATGATTTTAGCCCATTCAGGTGCAGTAAAGCAAATAAGCCTTCAATACTTCCAGTGTGTTGAATTGTCAAATCAATTATAGATTGGCCGTTGTTAACTTTAGCTTGCATTTTAATAAGTTTGAATTGAATACTTCATTCCTGGTAATCGAAAGGTGTCAACATCTCGCCTTAACGCATCTTCATTGAAAACAAGAGCCACAGGAACTTCTACAATAAAGTCCTCAATGTCATCTATTTCAGATTCATTGAATAAATAAACGTCCTCGCCATCAGGTAATAAGTCCGCATCGTCGCCGTCGGGGTCGTCAACATTCCAGATGTATAGGTTTTCGTTGTCTTCATTAGCGTTAAAAATATACGTGTTTTGTTCCTGTTCCACGTCCGCTATTCGAATCATCCTATCGGTTGGGTCGTGCTGATCATTGAGGTAGTGCTCTATGTAAATTTTGAGTTCATTGAATTTCAAACGATAATTTGTGGCATTATAAAGCGCGGTTGATTCCGTTTGAACTGTATCGATAGAAGCGGTCGCGACGGTCAGCCAAGCACTAATTAAAGTGCGTCGCAAAACCATTGGCAACAACAAAGTCGTGAGTAATATGAAATCAATATAAATCATGGTACCAGATATGTGATTGTTGCAGAAAGTGGGAAATCTTCATCTATTTGGAAATACCCAGCATTCGGTGTAAAATAGTCATTGATTGCAGCGTAAGGAGTTAAGCCATACTTCGAAGCAGCGCTTTCAAATACAGGGTTTGAAACACCAGTCGCTTGTTGGATTTTATCCGTTAGCTCAGTTACTGAAAACACACCATTAAAGTTCAACCCTTTACAATAAGCGTTGATTGCATCTTCAACAGGTTTAACGGATGTGTCTGAAAGCAACTCGCCTGAGTCATTCATCACCAAAGGGTTGATATAAACGCGGTAATAGATTTTTAATAAATCTGCAGGTCGACTTACAATTGATAATTTTACTCCTGGTGGCTTCAAGAGTTTAATATATGTTACAAATGGTGTTAGTTCGCTTGGGTCACTCAACTGCTCAGGCTCACCAGAACCGTTTAGCTTAGCAACTTTTAAAACAACAATATTTCCAACTTCCGAAGCTGAGGCTAATTTCACAATTTGAAGTTCCTCATCAATTGTAGCGTATTTGTAGGCATCGTCTTGATAAACTAAATCATCTCCCAATTGAAACTTTTTAGCATTTGCAACCAATGAGGGCAAGTTCCAAGGCTTCAACTCAAATTCTTTAACGGCCATCCATGTTTTGTGATCGTCGAATATTTTTTCAAGCGTCCAAATTGAAACAGCAATAATATAAAACAAAATCGCCTCAAAACTTACGATTGAAAATTCATCTTCAAACACCGCTCCCGGTGCAAGGTCATAATGCGCTTGAATGGTTGCGTTTGCCATAAAGTTGGTGCGCAATTCTTGGTTGATTATAGTGAGTTCTCTAGCCATTTTAATAATTTGCTTTAATGGATATTTTATTCGTTTGGTAAAGCTTCAGTTCTGTAATGGTCAAACCATCCGCAGCGAAGTTCTTTCTAATCTTGTGGCGCATCGCTAATAAGTCAGCACCCAGTAACATATCATTTATTCCAACTCCGATTGTTGGGCGTTCTTTCAACTCTCCTGGTTGCAAGATGAGAAGTAAAGCCTTATTCTGTTCCAACGTTGAACCAATCGACAAACCGCTTACAATTTTACCTTCAGAATCGCGCTTGATATCAACTTTTAAGTCGCACAATTCTGAACCGTCATTCGTGTCGTTTAATTGGATGGCGTAACCTTTCATTTTAAAAGAGATTTAAACTTGGTTTCAAATAGATTTAAATTTGGAAGCATCGCAGGATTTGCAGTCGTTGGTGTTGGTGCTCCAGCAGGGTTTACATAAAGCACACTAAAATTCTGCATTAATGTTTTCAACTCGCCAAACACATCCACCAAACTCACTTGATTGTTTTTAATCATAACCTTTTTATCAGTTGAGTCAATCAACACCTCTAAGCCGTTTTGCGAATAAGAAATAGTTTCAATTTCATCAATCTGAATAATTGCTAAATCGTCTAAATCTCCAGTCAATGAAATCATTCTTACTAGCGTTCCCTTCTTTGGCGTTAGCAATAAACAGTTACTAGAGCCGTCGATACTTGCCTTTAAACGTACATCGGGAACTTCTAATGAGTCACCTACTTTAACCGTGCAAGAATCACCTTCAACCGAAATAACCTCGCCCATAATTGGCAAGTTGGAAGCAGTTCCCACTATTTCCTTCAGTAATCGTTTTATTTCGGCGTACTTGCTCATAATCTAATTCCTAATTGAATGGTTCTACTTCCTCCAGCGTCTGAAAAGTTCGTTTCAACACTTGTGCAATAGTAATTTCCTGCCTTTGGATTCTCACCCTTTTCATTCTTGTAATCATCGTCGGAGAAGTGAACCGTGTAAGTGGGCTCGCAGTAAGGAATCAACCATCCTGTAAATGAGCCTTCGTAACGATTACCACTTCTGAGTAACATTTCAGCATCAACCAAACTCTCCAAACCTTTTTGAGAGGTTGCAGAAACGGTTCGGGTTATTTTGTCACCTCCTTCAATGCCAGCTTTTGCGGTCAATTTCTTGCCGTCTTTACCTGTGCATTCGATGTTAATTTCAATCTTTTTATCTTCTGGTTTCTTATACTCAAGCGAAGCACTTTCCACATTTTGTTGCATGCGGTATTTCACTTGACCTGTTTTCAAAAGATAAGGCGCATGAATGTGTAATTCCTTCAGCTCGGTATTGAAAAAGATATTCACCTTCAATTCCTCCACCAATTTTAACAGCACATCGTAAGCCGTTGCTTGGTAAATAGTGAATTTTTCATACGTGAAATCAAAATCGCACACAACGGCGTAACTCTTATCCACCTGGTCTACTAAATACTGCGCTATTGTTTTCACAGTCGGCAACTTGAATATCTTATCCGGAACAGATTTACGGAAAACAAAAAGCGCATCCTCGCAGTTGATCACAAGCGCATTTGAATTATTTGTTATTTCAGTAATGAAACCTACAAACTCCGTTTTTAAATTAGAGTCGTAACCTAGTTTAATCGTAACTGCAGTTCCACGATTGATTTTATCTTCAATCTTCAAAACGGTATTTAACACCGATTCGGGAAGTACAATTGTAGCCGTGTCCGCAAGGTTCTCAACTGATTTTTTGATATTAACAGACGCGAGCAGCTGCAACTTGAATTTCTTTCCGTTGTTATTAAATTGTATGTCGTAGTTCAAACTGTACATTAGTCAATTTCTAATAAAAGTTCGCTTGTAAAATCACTTAAACATTGAATTTCGTAGGCCTGTACATTCTCACCTTTTGTGAACGGGAATGAGAATGATTTTACAACTACTCGATTAATTCCAAGCAATTGTAAAGGCTCGCAATAAAGTTCAATTCCTGCAGGGTGCGTACAGAAATTTTTTAGTTGTTCAAATTGGTCTATTGGGTAGCATTCCTCAACGCTTCCAGTTTCTAATGAACCTATCAACACACCAGTAATGGTAATCTCGTAGTCATCTTGCGACCAATGTTCTTTGACAGTTCCAACGAAGTTTTTTGCCTTTGCCACTTTACGAGTGACAACTGAATTACCGCCCGAAATGGAAATCATTGGCTCGTATGGAAATTGATACCACAAACCGTCTCCCTTTTGCCTAAATGAAATTGGGAAGAATTGATTGGAACGGCCAAAATCAGCTTGCCATTGTTTTTCATTTTGGTAGTCAGCTGAAGATTCAGTAATTTCTCCTGAATTTGTACTCGTTCCAAAAAATGGAATCGGAATCACAGGCAATACACGTTTCGACAATTCATTTTGAACTGTGGCAAAACGCGGTAAGCTTTCGGCTACTTTAGAGCCAACCAATGAAGCAAATATGATTTGATTTTTATCCATTTTATCCCACATTTGTTACGGCCATTCCCAAAGCACGCAATAGCGCATCGCCCACTTGCTGTTCAATTTGATCGGCGCTATTTTGTAAATCAGTTGCTCGCACCACCAAACTTTCCACCACATTCTTAAAGTTTAGGTTGATGGTTGTTTGCTTTGTGCCTCCAGTTGCGATTGCTTCGTTGGTAGATGCAGTTTTATCCTTCTCTTTAGTTGGGTCAGTAATTGGTATAACGGGTGTGAAGTCCGCTTTTGGTTTAGTAGTTTTATCAACTTTCTTTTTACCTTTCAATGCGACTTCTATTGAACCTTTAACTCCTTTTGAAGTAACTTTCACGGGATCATCTACAAGGTTTAATTTCTTGCGTATATCGGCAATTTTCTCAACTCCTTTTCCTGCTAAATGTGCCATTCCTGGAATCTTCGATAAAAGCTTCAGTAATTGTTGAACCGGGTAAAGAACAGCATCTAAAAGAACAATTCCAATTCGTTTTAATCCTCCTAAAATTCCACCTGCAGTAAATGCTTGTTTCACACTTTCCCAATTGCGTTTGAGCGCCATAATGCCATTTATTACCCAGCCGATTGGTCCCATGATTAACAAAATAGCCGCTCCCCATTCTTCGTACTTTTTAATGCAGGCAACGATTAAGGCAATTAATGCTACGATGGCAATGATTATTAATCCAATAGGGTTTGCGAGCATTGCAGCGTTGAGTGCTGTTTGTGCTCCAGTAAGGATATTTGTAACTCCAGTAACTGCACCTGTCCAAAATGCTTGAGCCTTTTGCGCGATTGTTTGAGCGGTGATTGCTCCTGTGAATAAGCCAGTAACAAAAGCAATAGCAACTTTACTTTTATTCATGATTGCTTCTTTTGCAATCAAAACATCTAGCCAAAAGTTTTGAAGCTTTTCTTTTGAGGTCAAAAAAGAAACGGCACTTCCAAGAAACGAAACACTACTTGAAAGCATCATATAAATTGGCTGGAGTGAGGCAATGTCTCTAGCTACATTTCCAATAACTCCTAAGTAGCCAATCATTCCACCCGATGCATTAAAAATCGATATTTTGAAATTGTCAACTTGTGCTTGAAGTTTTTTCATTTGAGCCTCTGGTGTTTTCATCGCTATTGCCGCCTGATCAAATGCCGTGTTTGTGCCAGTAATTTTTTGACGCAATTTATCTTGAGCATCAACTGAATCCAATAATATATTTGCAGATGCAGCATTTTCAACTCCAAATACTTGAGCCATTATTGTTGCATCTCCTTGTGCCTTTTTTAATTCTCGTAAGCGCGTTGTAAAAGGAAGCGAAGTGTCTGAGACAATATTCATGTTAACACCCAATGCCTTTAACTTTTCAGCCGCTTCTTTCGGTATAATGTCAGCACCAGCCATTTTACCCAAGATATTTCTCAACCCTGTTCCGGCTTGTTCGCCCTCTTTACCTCCAGCTGCCATTGCTTGCAGTGCAGCGTTTAATTCTTCAAAGGTTAACTTAGATTGTTTTGCCTGAACTCCTGAAACTTTCAATGCTTGTGTGATACCTGGAACCTCCGCCGCTCCTTCTTTAGCACCTGCCGCCATGATATTCATCATACGTGTCATTTCTTTTTGTGCTGTAATTGGGTTAGATAAATCCACGCCATATTGAAGCATAGAAGTTGTGAGTGCGTCAGTTGCTGCCATTGCATCGCCTCCCATTGTTTTGGATAGAATTCTTACATTCTTTTCCATTCCGGAAAGTGCTTGAGGAACTTTAGCAATATCAGGGCCTAAACGTGATAATATTACTTTGTAAGATTCTAATGATTCGGAGGCAGTACCGCCAAATTCTTGTGCTGAGGCGCGTGCCTTTGCGCCCAATTCATCTAACTTTTTTCCAGTTACACCAGTAATTGCTGATAAATCGGCAAGAGAACTTGAGTATTGAAGCCCAGGCTGTGCAATAGATGAAAGCGCATTACTCACGTTTTCTATTGCTCCTACCATTGCGTTAAAATTTAGGGCTCTAAATTTGTTCATTGAACCAGTCGCCTTATTAATGGCTTCATCAACTTTTACAAATCCAGCATTCACACCATTTATCGTGGCCTGAAGTTTATTACCATCAATGTTAAATTTTATATTGAAATCAACGCTAGTTGCCATTTTTGTTTAATTTTAACCCATAAATAATTCGATATGATGATTTTAGGTGTTATTGTAGGAATAATGATTTTCGGTCCATTGGTATTCACTTTGTACACAAAAGGAATTGATGAGGCAGATGATTATTTCAAATAAAAGAGGCTAAGTTCGCTCAGCCTCTTTTTTTCTAATATATTTCAACTCATTTAATCGCATTGCCCATTCTTCATCAGACAACTCGTCAGGCTCTGAAATATGCATGTAGTATCGAAGATTAGCATTTGCAATTCTTATCGAATCTACCTTTTCGTCTGTGATTTCAGTAGCCTTTAGTACTTTTCCATCGAGGACTCTTTTACCTCAATGATGTTTGCAATTTGCTGGCTCGTGCCCAAGAAGTAATCATCGTCGTTAATCAATTCCTTATCTCCTTCTACGAAGCAAGCATTCATAATCGACTCGTTGAATTTCATTGGGTCTTTTGCTCCTGCCAAACTCGCATAAGATAATTCTTTACGATTTGGTGCTCTGAAAACTGCGGCTTTACCTTCCACTTTAATAAAGTAGAATTTGCCATACTTAGCCTTTAATTCTGCTATTTTTTCGGGTGTTAATTCGTACATCTTAAATATTATTTTGCACTCTTAGTGCGATGAATGGTAAAGTGATTTCCATGAATTTGTCGCCTTGCTTCAATTCTTTTGCCGCTTCTGTAAAGCGTAAACCAACGATTCGGTCGGTTCTGGACACATCAGGTGGGTTGCCATAGTTCACTTCAGCATCTAAGCTCAAGCCCATGATTGAACCATTACCAGCATTTTCCAAAGCCAACAGCTCTGATTGTAACAAAGTAACTTCTCCTTCAATAGCCACGTTACCCGATTGGATGCTGTGTGGATTGCGACCTTTTGCGTAGATGGGCTCGCGCTCTATTTTCTCTGAGTATTTAACACCACGAAAACCTGTGATGTCGTTACCTCCTAAAATGAGCGTTAAGTCTGCCCACTCGTATTGTCTTGTATCAAATGACATTTTAAATGTATTTAAAGATTAGTTAAAAGCCACGAAACCAAGTGGCACATCAATGTATCGAGCAATTCCTTTCGGGCGCACTCGCAAGTATTCCAACACAATTCTGGACGTGCTTACCAAGTTCTGTGTAGAACTGATTTTACAAATCGCTCCAAAATCATTAGGGTTTGCTTCATCAGCTGACAACTCACCGTTGTTGGTCATATTCGCTTTTATTGCTCCCAAAACACGCCCTTCCAACGTTTTGATGTAAGATGGCGCGATTGTTCCAGTATTGGTAACAGGAATGTCAGCTAAAACGGTGTCCAACAAAGTATCGTAAGCGATTCTATACGCTTTGTCAATTACTCTGCGGTTCGTGATGTGAGCATAGTCTTCTGTTCCATCAGTCGCCATTGGATCATCCGTGAAGAAATAACCAGAACGGCCATTGTGCTTGCGGAAAGAGATATAACCTTTGTCGTGTAACGCCTCCACATCAAACAATTCAGGCGCAGTATCTTTGATGAAAACGTCACCTGAAGTAATTGCACCGTCTAATACTTTACCAATGTTTACATGAACTGAGTTCTTTGCAATGCGTCCAGCTAATAAACCAACAGCTGCACCATTTGAAGTGTAGGTTCCAGTTCTTGAATCCGTGTCCCCGATCAAAACGGCTACTCGGTTAAAAGCTGAATCATTCAAATCAGGCAATGCGCTTGGAGTTCCATTGAATGCAAAACCCTCTACAATCGTGAAGATTGGAACATTTTTGCGGTTCATGTAATCAACGCAGTAAATTTGTGCAGCTTCAACTAATTCTAAAACCTCATCAGATAAACCATTTTCAACAACAACAGCTGCAGAGGAATTACGTAATGCCACAATTCCGTTGATGCTTCCGTTTGAGGTGTTTAACAACGTTTCAACCGCTCCAGTTGTTACGAACTCATCTTCCAATTTTGCCGTATAAACTGGGTCTAGTGTTGCCGCCTTTGGAATACAAGTTAACCAAATCTCTGCGCCTGTTCCAGCAACGTTAAAGAACTCTTTGAAGAATTTATGAAGCACGTGGTTTTCCACATCGTCGATAATTCCCAAGGCTTCAACCGCCGCCAAACTTTTAAGTTGGTAAGGAGTTCTGTAATCAAAAGTTGGCGTTCCTTCAGGAGCGGTTGCGTGAGCAATTACACCTAAGACACCATCGGCACTTGGTACAACCGTACCTAAGTTTCCGTTTTCAAATTCAATGTTTATTCCTGGTAACATTATGCTGGAGTATTATCCTCTTCAGAGGGAGTTTGTGATTCGTTTTGTGCAGGTTCTGCCTGAGCCGTTTCAATAAGCACTACCAATTCAGCGTTGGTTTCGTCCGTCACTTCAATGCCTAATTCAGCGGCCAAAGCTTTCAACTCGGCTTTTGTCATTTTAGACAATTTCTTTTCCGGTGAATGAGCCACAACTACTTTTTCCTCTAGCTCCTCAGGTCTTTCAACATGATTAACTGTTCTGTCTTTCAAAGCTTTCACTTTGGCGTGGTTTTGTGCTGCGTTTTCAGTATAGAATTTCTTTCCATCTGAAGTTTCAAAATACTCGTTTAACGAGGGATTTGCTTTAAAAATTTCTTTGTTCATCGTATTGTTTTTTGAACGCGCCAACGGACAACTAATGCCACCGCGGCAATGGTTAATAAAAGTGTGAAAATGACTCCTAGCCATATAAAAGTACGTTGAAACCACGTAAGTTCTTTTTCCACAGAAACAGGATAAGGAACAGGTTCGCGAACGGTTTCAGATTTGTGTGTTGATTCGTATTTTTCCTTCCACTGAAAGAAAAGTTCCTCTGCTTCAGCACGGCAGTCAACCGTTAATTTGTTGTTTTTGATGCCTACAACTGGAGCGTTTAATTTGTCTCCATTGATTGCAGTGGTGTTGGTGATTGTGATGTTTCCGCTACTATCAACGACCAAATCAGCAGTAAAGCGAGACGAATCAGGCTTTGTGATGAAAACGGTATCGTGAATTGTTTCCGTAACTTTTACCTCCACATTTCGGTCGATGTAAACAACCTCTTTTGTGGGCTTACAACTCGTCACCAGGGCGAGCAATAATAGGAGTGAAAATAAAATTCTTGGTTTCATGATTTTAATTAAAGTATAACATAGCCATTGGCATCTTTTTTCATTAGGCTGAGTTTTTTCCAATCTCCAAAACCTCTTTTCTCGAAGTGTGGCATATCTTTGAAACTCGTCCAATCTCCGCCCCAGTTCCAACCTTTGGATTTGAAAATAGCTACCACTTCCATCCAGTCAGCTTGTTTATCATCGTCCCAATCTTTGTTGGTATCCCAGCTTGCCGTTTTTCCATCAATGATAAAAACAATGTCAACGGCAAATCCATAGTTATGAATCGACTGACCTCCTTTTGCGTTGGTGACTTTTGGTCGTTGGTTGAAAAGTGCTTCCTGCTCCGCATTGGTGCGAAAACCTTGTGCAATTCTAACCTGTGCACGACCAGTTAATGCTTTGTTACATTGGTCTATGATTTCTGAAACCTCTACACGCACTGAGGGGTGTAATTTGGCTATACGTTCTTGTGTAACTTTATCAGCTTTCATGTCAGGACTTGCCTTTTAATTGTTTGTATTTTTTGAGCTCATCTGTAAGATGGTTGATTGAATCCATCAGCTCATTTATTTGAAAATCTTTTGCCTTGATTATCTCACTTGCTCTATCGAGTTCGGCAACTATCTTTTGGTAGCGCTCCACCCAATCATCAACGAGCTTTTGATAATAATCAGCGTTTTTAACTGCGTTATCAATCTCTTGCGATTTAGCCTCTGCAAGAGATTTACGTCTTGCAAAGAACCATGTAACAAGGCTCGCAAAAAAACCTGTTAAAATGGTTATCAATGCTTCTATCATCGCTTAGACGATTGCTCCGCAGTACTTTTGTTTCATCGGCAACGCGATAAAATAGTGACGGTAGTTTAAGCGGTTGGTTTGTGTTGCTGGATCAGTATCCGCTTTCGCAAAATATTGTTTTGTCATCCCTGTTTTCTTAGCAACGTTTTTAGTTAGAAAGAATACTGAAGCTTTTCTATCCGTACCAGAAACAACTGCTCCAAATGGATTTTTCTCCCACTCATCGTCCTCGTTTTGCGAGAAATAAGGGTTTCCTAAATAACTGTAGATTTCAAAGCCCGCAATCATTGGTGCAACTTTACCTTTGTTGATGTCCGCTAACAATGTAGCCATTGAGTTTTTATCGACTCCAATCAATAAGTCGTTGTAGTGATCAGTTGATAGTACCAATCTACGACCTTCCTCAGGGCATTCCATTTGATCTAGTTTGTTTTTAGCCGCAACCATGTCAGCATACGTAAATAGTCTGCGACCACCAGCCGTTACTTCGTCGCCTGTTGCAACCAAAATTGGTGTGTCAGTTGTGTCAGCTGCAGGAGCTAAAGCGTGAATTGCTTTTCTGTACTTGTTTTTCAACATCGCTCGTGTGTGTGAGCCTGTAACAGAATCAATTTTAGAGTAAGAAGCACCAATTATTTGGTCATCGGAAAGCGTTGTTACTTTCGTTTGATACTTATCTAATTGGACAATTACCTCTCCATCTTCAAACGCCTGAGAAGCGATTGGATAAGTGGTGTTATTGATTAAAACATCTGCTTCAAATGTTTCAACTGGGATGTGAATGGCGTTTAACTCACTCGCTGAGCCTGAACCCATTTCAACGACGGCTACGTCTAATTCAGGAATACCGTCTAACCACGGTGCGGATACTAATGAGGTGATGATGAAAATTACTCTTTTCAACCATACTTCTGGAAATGTACTTGGCATAATTTTTTAATTGAAAAATGATTAATTTGAAAATTTGAAAATGGAGGCTTAAGCGAATAACTTTGCGTAAGCTTCCGGGCAATCGTTTCTGAAAGCCAATTGTTGCTCATCCGTCAACTTTTGGAAATCTTCGTCTGTTTTCACGTTTGCGAAGTTACCAGTTGCAGGAATTACAGTTGCGCCAGTTAATGAAACTTTTGCCGGAATTGCTTCCAAGATTCCTTTTGCAGTTGCCAAATCACTTTTAGCAAGGCTCAAGAAATGTTCTTTTTTGTCGGCAGTGATTCTACCTTCCTGAATGGATAGGTCAACCAAAGCAGTTGCTTCTTTGTCTGCAATAGCTTGTAACTTTGCCTCAACTGCTTGACGCGCTACTTTTTCAGCATCAAGCTGTGTTCCTAAGGTCTTGTGCTCAGAAACTAATTTTTCGATTGCTGAACTTAAAGCCACGCCATCATCTGCATTTTGCAGACCTAACGCTACTAAAGTCATCAATGATAGATTTAACTTTAACATATTTGGGTTTTTGAAATTACTTGGTAAGTTTTCAAGAGAAAGTTTGATTTCTTTTTCGTCAATCAATTCTCCTGTTTCAGCATAAAGTTTAATCGCGTTGGCATTTGATGGAATGGAAACGATAGAAGCCTCTATCAACTCTGATTTTTCCAATTCAAACGTTCCGTCTGGAAGGACAACCATGAATGATCTGTCAAATGACAAGCCCATTGAAACGCCCTTTAAAAAGCCTCGGTCAACTTTTCCTGCAATTTTTTTAGCAGATTCATCTTCTAGGTCAAATTCTGGATCGGCTTGTAATAAAGCTCCTTCGATGCGAATGTTTGTCCATTTGCCAATGACTGAGCTTGTTCCTCCACCATAATGCGAATCCAACATAACAGGATTGGCTTTGAATCGCTCCAAATCAATTCCTGCATTTTTTACTCTGAACCCGTAAGAGTTCAATTTGGATTCGTCATTAAGGATGAAGGTCGGCATCAACAAAAAATTTAAACAATAACACTATGAGGACACAAAAGTGAGGGGCTTTTCACGTGTAGTCAAAAAGTTATGCAAGCCTTCCAGCATTTTTTCAAAAACGGCTTAAATCGCTTCAATTTTGTGGTTAAAAGGAAGTTATGGGAATTAGTAAAACGCAGGAGAAAGAATTTGCGCGAATGCTTTTTGTGAATGAAAAATTGTCGCAAAAGGAAATTGCTCAACGTGTCAATGTATCTGAAAGAACGCTCGGCAAATGGATGAAGGACGGCAAATGGGAACAAATGCGCAAATCAATGTTGATTACTAAAGATCACAATCTTTTCCTTTTATATGAGCAGTTGCAAGCATTGAATGAAGAAATTCAAAAGCGCGAGCAAAAGTATGGCAACATCAAAGAGGTTCAAACCATTGCGATGCTCACCACTTCCATCCAGCGATTAGAAATTGAAACATCCATTGGTCAAACAATTGAAGTTGCGAAAGGATTTATTGAGTTCCTACGCCAAATTGATGTCGATAAGGCAAAAGAAGCCACAAAGTATTTTGATGCTTACATTTTAACCAGAATGAAATAAGCATGGCAAAAACAACCAACAAGCAGTATTTACAGGATTGGCAGGCATTTCAAAAAGGAATCATTGCTTCCAGTTCCATTGATCCAGGAGAAAGCGAAGCCGAAAAAATAAAACGGGTCAAGCGCTTGGAACAAAACCCTGAGGAGTGGTTCAAGTATTACTTTTCATTGTTCTATTCTGCTGAGCCCGCCCCTTTTCATTTAAAAGCATCTAAACGTATTTTAAATAACCCTGAGTGGTTTGAAGTGCGTGCTTGGTCACGTGAGCTTGCCAAATCGGCACGGACAATGATGGAAGTACTTTTTTTGGCCATAACTGGTAAAAAGAAAAATGTTATAATGGTATCCGCTACTTTGACGGATGCCGAGCGATTGTTACTCCCTTACAAGTCATTACTAGAATCCAATCTCCGAATCAAAAACGATTACGGCGACCAAGAAAGCCCTGGCAATTGGACCTCAACGGAGTTTATTACTAAACCAGGTGTTTCGTTCAGAGCCATTGGAGCAGGACAATCTCCTCGTGGAACGCGTAAAGATGAAGTGCGCCCCGATGTCATTCTTGTGGATGATATCGATACGGATGAGGAAGTTCGCAACCCTGAGCGAATTGACAAAAAGGTGGAATGGGTAGAAAAAGCATTATTTGGAACTCGATCAATCTCCAACCCTATGTTGATAATCGTTTGTGGAAACATCATTGCCAAAAAAACAACGGTTACGGAACTTGCCAAAAAAGCCGATTGCTTTGAGGTAATCAACATTCGTGACAAAGAAGGCAAATCAACGTGGCCAACCAAGAACACGGAGGAAATGATTGATAGAACGCTTTCCAAAATAAGTTACAACGCCGCACAAGGGGAGTATTTCAACAACCCGATGAAGCGAGGTAAAGTTTTCAAGCAGTTGAAATATGGTCGTGTCCCTGCGATTAATAAGTGTGAGAAAGTGGTGGTTTATGCCGACCCCTCAACTTCTAACAAGGACAAAAGCGGCGGTTCTGCAAGTTCAAAAGCGGTTGTAATCATTGGCTATCTACACTTTCAATTTTTTGTCTATTGGTTGCGAGTAGATCAAACAAGCAATTCAAAATTTGTGGATTGGCTCTTTGATGCCAACGAATACTTGACGAAGATGAAAGTGGACGTGAAAAGAATTTGGATTGAAAACAACTCACTTCAGGACCCATTCTATGAGCAAGTAATTCAACCAGAAATTCGTAAGCGTTCAATCATTCGCAAGGCGAGGTTACCCATTTCAAAAGACATCAGGAACAAACCTGATAAATATTTTCGCATCGAGGGAACGCTAGAACCAATCCACCGTGATGGCGATTTAATCTTTGATGAAAAGTTGAAAGATACGCAAGACATGGAGCGAGCAGAAGACCAAATGTTAGATGTTTCTCCAAGCTCTAAAATGATGGACTTTCCTGATGCTTTAGAAGGTGGCGTGCATAAGTTACAAGAGGCAAACGTGGTGATGGAAAACACCTACATAGTTGGAAAACGAGTTTCATTTAAAAATTAAGATATGTTTTTAGAAAAGGAGGAGCTACAGTCTTCTATTTATCAATTTCAGCTCGACCAAATTACGGAGGGCGACGATACCATTATTGAAATGGCCATAGCAAGTGCAATCGAGGAGGTGCGAAGTTATTTAGATATTAATAACCAACGCAAAAACTCCGACGGTCGACTGCTCTATGATGTTGCAGCCATTTTTTCAGCTGAAGGAAGCGAGCGTAACCCTTTGATTTTAGCGCATACAAAAACCATTGCTATCTGGCACGTGATTCAATTGTGCAACGCCGATGTGATTTATGAAAGCGTGAAAGAGCGCTACGATAGAGCAGTTTCTTGGTTGCGTGATTTGGCAAGCGGAAAAGTAAACGTGAGCACTTTGCCTCAGCTCGATCCTGAAGGGGAAAATCCTGCGGCTAATTTGCCTTTTAGAATGGGTTCAAGAACAAAATTTAATTACGAGTAATCATGGGAATTTTAAAAAACATTGGCGAGGGTTTAGCCATTATCGAAAGCAAAGCAACAACACTTGTTGCAAAACCAAACGTTGTGAATCCAGCAAATGACCAAGCGATTTTAGCAGCTGCTCTAAAAGATGTGAAGCGTGTGTTACCTTATAAAATGAAAGCCGTTTCCAACAACCGCCAAGACATGAAAACATGGAAAGATGCCTTGGATTTGGTGCAATCGGACGAGCCTAAAAACTTCGCATTGCAGGATTTATACACACGAGTAATGGACGACGCTTTACTTTCCTCTCAAATCGAAAACCGAATGACGAAATTTTTTGGCTTGGAGTGGAATCTTGTGAACCCCAAAAATGGTGAGGCAGACGAGGAACAAACTACCAAACTGAAAGACTCAAGCGCATGGCGAGAAATCACAAAGGCGATTTTGGAAACGCATTACTTGGAATACAACTTGATTGAACTTTCCATCACAAAAAACATTGATGGTGACGAAGTAATCAACATTGAGAAACTACCACGCACACACATTGTTCCGCAGTTGGGAAGGTACTATTTCGACTATACGGAAGACAAGTTCATCGAGTACCGAAATATGCGTGAGTACGGCGTTTACATTTTGGAGTTTGATTCCAAAAAACGAGGTTTGGTAAACAAGGCTATTCCGCACGTGTTAATGAAAAAATTCTCACAAAGCTGTTGGGCAGAATTGTGTGAGATTTACGGCATTCCGCCACGCTTTATGAAAACGAACACACAAGACCCTGCAATGCTCAAACGCTCGGAGCAAATGATGAGCGACATGGGCGCAGCCGCTTGGTTTGTAATCGATGAGAATGAGCATTTTGAATTTGCACAAGGTGTAAGTACTAATGGTGATGTGTATCGTAATTTGATTACGCTGTGTAACAATGAAATGTCAATGCTTGTTTCGGGTGCAATAATCGCACAAGACACTGTAAATGGCAACCGTTCAAAAGATGAAAGCGCAAAAGATGTACTTTGGGATTTGGTGCTTCAGGACGTGGTTACTTCACAAGACTATTGGAACAGAGTTGTTTTGCCAGCATTAAAAAAGCTTGGATTTATCAAAGGTGATGTAAAGTTCAGATACACCATTCCAGAAGACCAAACGGAAGATTGGAAACGAGTAGTTGAGGCATTGCCGTTTTTTGACATCGACCCAGAGTGGGTTAAAAAAACTTTTGGAATTGAAATCATTGGCAAGAAAGAAGCTCCAGCATCCACACAGAAGCTGAATCTTGGAATTGATTTTTTCGATTAAGGGCTGAAAATAAACAAAAGACTTATTTCTCAGCCCTGCACCACCATTTAACGGAAAGCTATTCGCACACCTGTACTGTTTGTGGTGGAATTGAATTGAGCGCAGAAAACCCCTTGTTTAAAGCCATTTTAAAAGCTGCTTCAAATGCCCTTAAAAAGTTACACGCAAAGGGCAACTACGAACCAAAGGACTTGCTCGAAATTCCTGAGTTCAAGGCACTACACGACAACACAAATGCGCTGTTTTCAAGCACTATTCAATTTGAAGTGAGTAATACACTCAAAGCCTATTTGGAGAAAGATGCGTTTGTTTTTTCGGGCTTACGAACACATGCACAATTAGCAGATGCACGTTCCTATCTGAAGGATGAAAAAGGAAATGTAAGAAGTTACAATGACTTTGAGCAAAAAGTATTAAAACTGAATGCGCAGTATAATCAGAATTACCTGCAGGCAGAATACAACTTTGCAATTCAGTCAGGTTTATCAGCTGAAAAATGGGAAACATTTAGCGACGATGATAAGCGCTACTATTTGCAATACAGAACCGCAAAGGATGGAAAGGTGAGAGATTCACACGCCGCACTGGATGAAACTACTTTACCAAAGAGCGATCCATTTTGGAGTAGTTATATGCCTCCGAATGGATGGAACTGCAGGTGTACAACCGTTGAAGTTTTAGCGAGTGATTACACAAAAGACGATAGTGCTGAAGCAATTGCTAGGGGTGAAAAAGCAACCACTCAAATTGGTAAGAATGGAAAAAACAAGGCAGAAATGTTTCGTTTTAATCCAGGTGCGGAGAAAAAGATATTTCCACCTAAAAACGCCTATACTCCAAAGCATTGTAAAGGTGGCAAAGTAGATATGAGCGGATTGATTGGCGTTGCATCAATAGTGTTGAGTCTGGAGGATGAAAAGTGTGAAACTAAGAAGATGTTAGAGAAGGAAGCGAAAATACGCCAAGTTATAATTGAACGAAATAAACTCAAGGAATGGGCAAAAAAAGAAATTCCAGCCGATAAAGGAATCGAAATTATAACAAAAGTTCCTTTCCTTGAAAAATCATACCTTTTTAGAGCTGCTATTGGAAAAATAGCAACGGCAGGACATAAAAATCCTTCCGAAAAATTTATTATAGTAAGAAACATTAAAAATGAATTAAAAAATGCAAAATACATTGGATGGGCTGAAGATAGAATAATCAATGGCGTAAAGAAGCATCCAGATGTTGATTATTGGAAGTATTATTTGATTGAAAAAAATAACATTGAGCACTATGTATGTGTAAAAAAGACTTACAATTCAATCAATAAAATCTATTCAATTGAAGATAAAAATGGATTTGCGGATATAATAGGAATAAAAAAAGAGAACCCCATCAGATAACGCTTGCAAGTACAACTTGGGCTCAATGATAAGATTCTCTTCAACAAATTTACAACAATAATTTAAACCACCAAAAATGAAAGCAGAAATTAAAAAACAATCATGGGGAGTAATAACTATAGAATGTAGTAGTTACAAGAATAAGAATGGTGACACTATCTTGGAGCGAACTGTAAAATACGATGATGAGTTGTTATTACAGGACACGATGCCTTATGCACAATTCACAAAGAGCAAAGACCTTGTTTCAGAGTTTCAAAACTGGGCATCACCGAGATATAAACAAAGCAGTTGTGCTTGTGATTGCACTAATAATGCTAGTGATAACGCCAACTTTTTCGGGAAGTTGCGACTTCAAATCCTCCAATTCAAGATTAATTTTTTGAAGATTTTTGTGAAGTAATTCTTCTATGGCAGTAAATCCACCATGTCTATACAAATCAAATGCTTCCACTCTAACATCAATATTGAAGTATCTCATATTTTGTCTAACATTGATATTAACTATGTATCCTTTCCTTTCAAGAAATTCTAAAATAGCATTGAGTTGTCGAAAGTCAAAATTGTTTGGCTCAAGAACCTCCCAACTATCTATTGTTTCAGAAGTGCATAGCCATTTTAATACAGCATCTTTTTCTTTGTAAGTAATCATAAATTTTTCCACGAAAATTAATCATATAATTTAAATCACCAAAAATGAAAACAAAAATTAAAAAGGGTCAATTGATAATTGCCTTTGACATTTTAAATGAAAATGGAAAATCTATTCTTCGAAAGGATTACATCAATGGCTCAAAAAAGTTAATAGAATTGCAAGATATTGACATTGTAGATATTGGAACTGTTAGGAGACAAGTAGAAGAGCTTGTTCGGGAGTTGGCTGAATTTCTTTCTCCAAATGAGGATCACCCAAAATATCAGGATATAGACGCAATGGGACTTGATGAAAAAGCGTATATAGATGCGATACATGGGCGACTAATTCCTCGCGTTCAATGTCAAATAACGGAAATGGATAACATCCAAAATGGTCTACCCCCAAAACCCACGTCACTGAAAAAGTGGAGGGAAATAAGCGGTGCATGGAGCTCAAATAAAAATAAAAATCTTCATTCATCTGATCATTGTAATCCTTCGAGTCCTCTGTAAAATACATGTGGTTGTATTCGTAATACCTGCGTGTTAGTGCCATATTTTTTCCTCGAAAATTAATCATATAATTTAAACCACCAAATAAAGTCTTAAAGTCATAATATCCTAAAGTCTTAAAGTCATAATATCAAAAAGAAAAAAATGAACGAACTAATTAAAAACATCATTCAGGATACTAAGGTTAAATTAACTGAGGAGTTTGATAGGAACTTCGAAACCAAGTCGTTTTTTGGCGCGCCGTGGTCAGCCTCTAAAGCACCAAACCATAAAGGAACTTTAATGATGCGAACTGGTGCGCTGCGTAAGAGCATTCGGTCAAAGGTCAGTGGAACCACTATCACCTGGAGCAGTTCATTACCCTATGCCGGTATCCATAACGAAGGTGGAGAAATTGAAGTAACCGCTAAAATGAAACGCTTCTTTTGGGCGATGTATTACAAAAGCGCTGGAGCAGTTAGTTACAGCATCAAAAAGAAAGCGGCAAATAACACACAACGCAACCAACGACTATCAGCTGAAGCTAACTATTGGAAAAGTCTTGCGCTGATGAAGGTAGGCGCAAAACTCAAAATTGAAAAGCGTCAGTTTATTGGTGATCATCCGCAAGTGGGAGTAATCATTAACCACGTTATGGCGGCACATACACCCGACATTGAAAACTATATTAAAAATCATTTAAAACCTAAAAAATGAATCAAATTTTACAGGCGGTACAAAACCAACTGAGCGAGGTACCAGGAATAAATTACATTGATGAAAACACCGGGCAGTTAGATGCCTATTCACCTAACTATCCAGTGAAGTGGCCATGTGTTTTGTTGGATATAAATAACGCTCGCTTTTCAAACCTTGGGATGGATAAGAGTAAACAACCAATGCAACGTCAAATTGGGGAGTTTAACCTCGAGGTTAGAGTTGCAAATTTGAAACTTACTAATTCATCTGCAAAAGCGCCGAGCCGACAAAAGGAGCAGGCCGCAAGTATTTGGGAACTGATAGAAGAAATTCATAAATCGCTCCACGGTTGGCGACCAAACACAATGAGCGGTGCTTTGATTAGAACAACATTTAACCGTGTGCTGCGCGACGATGGAGTTCAGGAATACGCGATTGTTTACTCGAGTGATGTACAGAATGTTTAAAACAAACTCATCTGATTTGTTGGATTCAATTCGCTTGGCTTCATACCTTTGATATACATCCACTTGCGGTAACAGATAAAAATATTGTGCTTAGGGAATACCTTGTGAACTATAAAAGTATCGGGTATATCTTCCTGCTTCACTTGATTATAAACATCAAGAATGTGTTTAAACTGCCTCAATTTGTTATTTGAATTGTAAGCCATTATTTATAGAAGCACTGGTGGATGCTTCAAAAATATATATCATTAACTTACAGTTGACATTTGGTCATAAAAAAGCCGACTTGATTTAGTCTGCTTGAAAGGTTTCAAAATATTGAATCCTCAACTTCTTTGGTGATTTCTTCAATATCAATCTTTTTTCCTTCCTCTTTATGAATTTGGATTTTAAGACTTATTGCTGTTAGAACTCGAAGCTCAACTAAATGATGCTTCATGCTTACCATCCAAATTATGCACCAGATAAAAAAGAATAAAACTAGTGATGCGATTAAAACTGTTATTATTTCCATGTTATTGTTTTTACAAATATAAAAAAAAGCCCTAACCGTGTAGGGCTATCTAAAATTTGGATACCCTTTTTTTATTCAGCTAAAACAATGCTAATTGATTCGTGACAACTTCAGGTGCAGCAATACAAAGCTTTGATTCATTTCTAACTGCAGCACGACTAAACATTAAGCGCACGTATTCTTCTGTAATGTAGGCAATGCGTTCAAAAATGTATAGTTGTGATGCAAACCTTCTACGCACGTTATTGATGCTACTTTTGGTTGAGAAACCTAACATTCTTTGAATTGCTCTATAACAATACAATTTGCGACCATTGACAGTTAAGAACGGCACACCCTCCAGAGCACTCAACGGATTGTTCTTTTCATTTAAGAGTTGAAGCAAATACAAACGAATTGATTTTCCAATTTCTGAATTATCCAAAATACATAATTCTTGTGCCATTGAGATACTCAATTGATATTCAAGAGTTGGACGACCTCCTTTAGAACCTTTAGAGGTTTTTCCCAAATTTGGGAAAAACTCCAAACCCTCCTCAAAGCCATATTCTTCAATTCGTCTTTCAATCCACATTGTAAATTTTGTTGAGATATTTAATTTTTGGTGCAGTTTACGAGCATCTACATAAAGATTATTGTTTTCATCGCGCTCAACAGCGATAATTGAGGTTTTTCCCAAATTTGAGTAACTTAAATTTTCTGTTTTCATTTATTTTAATATTTTTAAATTCCTTTGAAAAGCCAAGCGCAAAAAGCAACCAAGCCTATGAATACGCACCAGAACAGTACAACTGATAAAATGAGTGCCAAAACATTTTTTTTTAATTGTTCCATTGTGCAGTGTTTAAGTAGCGTTCGGGGTATTTCTTGTTTTGCCCTGTTTTGAAGAGCAACATATCATACTTTGGTATGTGTGCAATGGCTTTAGCTCTTTCAGTGTCGCTCATTTTGTTCCATATCTTTTCGGAATCTTTTCTCCCGGAAACCTTATAAGCATAAAGGTCATAGAAGCGGTCAAAGCTCAAATCTTCCTCAACCTTTTTGATGGTAACATTTGGAACGTTCCAAAATTTCCATTTCTCTAATAACTCAAGTGTTCTCGGAAAGCGCGAAAAAAACCACGCAAACTGCAGTTTATCAAACGTTCCTGGTGTGAGTTCGTATTTCATAAGAAAACCCTCATCGTTGTATTCAAGAAGCGCATTGGCATCTTGTTTTGTGAAAGTGATTAAATACTTAGGCATGCTTGATTAATTTCTTGAATGATTCGGGTCATAACTGCAATGTCAAATTCGTTGGAAGGGTAAATTTGAGGTAGAACATGGTTGAGAACCAAGAGCGTTTTTGTGTCCAATTTGATAGAATACTTTAGCTTCGGATGCAGCGAGTTCTTCAAGGTTTTAAGTACAAGCTCAACTAAAATCTCTTTACAAAGTTTTTTTTCAAGCGTTGTATTGAAGCTAACCTTTTGAAGCGAATTCAAAGCGTTTAGAACTACAGTTAGCTCGTCTTTTGTTAATTTTAAATTCATTTTAAACAGTTTTAAAGTCCTTCTAAAAATCTTTTATACATTGCCTCGGCTTGCGTAATTACTGCAGGTAGTTCCACGCCGTCCATTTCATTAAGCCCTTTGTGGAACTTGCCGTATTTTCTGCACCAGGCATCAACAGCTTGCACGTCTGATTTACTGTTTTTTTGGTAACCCATTTTGAAGAATAGAGCTAGCAACTTGCGGCGCATTACATTCAAAGGACCATATTTTGAGTTGGCAGCGGTTGAGTGTGTCGAGCGACCATCAGAGCGAGAACCACCTTGAATGAATGTTGTATGAAGCCAAGTTGTGAAGCGCGCATATTCATCTGCGGTTAATTCCTTGAGGCTTTTTTTTTGGCCATCAGTAAACTGCTCAATGAGTTCTGAACGCTCAACGTCGAAACCAAGTTCTTTGATTGAGCGCTCGAGTGCGAAGTAGTGTGCGTAGCTCATGCGTTGATCATTGCTTTATATACACAGATGTGCATGACATGTCTAACCACTAACAAAGTCATTTTCTCATCATGAGTTGAGATGTCAACTCCAACTGGTGTGCACCGTGGAAACTGTTGATTCAATTCTTTGACAAGCTCTTGCGTTTCATTTAGAAATGTTTCCAAGTGCTTTTTTTCAAGCAAGATGTGGTCAACTTTTTTTAGAGCTTGATAGATTGCCGCTTGCAATTTGTTTTTTGTGGCGTAGGTTTGGGTTATTTTTACAAAATGTTTATTCATGGCTTAGTCATTGGTGCGGTAAAAAATAGATTTGATACAGTATTGTAAAAGAGTTCGTGTCCGGTTGGAATTTCTCCTAAATCGATGATCATTTGGCACTTTTCTAAATACTCAGCATAAGTGTCAAAAAGCAGAATTACATTTAATGTGACAATATATGATTTCTTAAAATCAATTGATTGTCCTGTGTTTTCAATAGTTTTCATTATGCTTTGATTAATTTAAAAAGTGAACGTTTCAGTGTTTTTAAATAGGTATTGTTAGCTGCAGAACCTGCAGAAATACTGATGTAATTATCAACGGAAGCATCAAATGGAAACAACTCGTCAGTACTAACACCACCATTAGCAATGGGGTCGGTGACCGCTTGTGTTACTGAACTTTGTAAGAGTTGCAAAGAGCCTTGCCAATATATAAATTCTCGGATAATTGCAAACTGAATATTAGAGGTTGTGCCTTGAACACTAATTGCAATTTGATTTGAATTATCTAATGCAGTGGATAGATTTTGTGTTAAATGCAATCTGGCATTTTTTGCAACAGAAGTAAGCGATTGAAATACTAAAACATTAATCTGAATTACATCGCCATCGGATAAGGTATTAGCAGGTATTAAAACATCTCTTAGTCTTGCAAATTGATTATTATTACTCAATGAGCCACCGATGTGAGAATCTAAAAGAATAACTCCAGCGTCGCCCTTTTCTCCTTGGATGCCTTGTTCTCCCTGTAAACCACGTTCACCTGTATCTCCCTTTTCACCTTTAATAAATGCCGGTGCAGGTGTTGGGTTCACCATCATTTCACTTTCTACTCCTATCTCAAGAAGTATGGGGTCAACGATTTCTAAATCAATTATAATTGCTTCCATAAATCTTTTCTATTTTAAAAGTTCCTTTACCGATTGTGTGGGTTACGTGCTCATTGTAGATTACAAGTTCCCAATATCTATCTCCGTTAACAGTTACAGTATCTTCTCGGTCAATTGGAATCGCTACCGTTTGCTCTCCGATTTCCATGTCATCTTGTGTTTTTTCAAATAACAAAGTGCCTTGGCTAACATTTGACCATACTGAAAATTTGATGGAAAAATCTTCTGGGTTGATTACATCAGGAAAAACAAAAGTTACGTCTGAAGTATCGCCCTGTTGACGAGTAATCGTCTTTTCTTTTTTTATTAAAAACGTTGCCATTATTTCTGATTGATTAACGCGTTAACATCTAATTTGTATACCTCCTCGTGGCACTTTGGGCACACGTACATATTGTTGATTATCACACGGAGGTCTTTGGTGTGCTTGTAGTTACAGTTGGTGCATCTGATTAACCTAACATTTTCTTTGAGTGTTGGTGTTGCTTTCATTTTAGTCGCCGTCTTCGTTATTGATTCGAGTTGATTTTGCGCCGTAAATAAGGCGGTGGAGCATCTTAAGCTCTGATAGTGTTCTTACTCCTTTGACTTCAATATCATCACCAAAGCCACCGTTAAAGATTATTGGCGCTTGTTGCATTGCGTGGTCAACTGTAACTTCAATGTCATCTTTTTTGAAGTCCTCGTAATCAACTTCTTTGTTTTTGATTGATGACTGAAACTCGAAGCCCTGAGTTCTAAGTTTAAATGGTAAATTTTTAGTGTAATTCATGTTTTAAGGATTATTGATTTTTAATTTTTGATGCTTGATTTTCACTCGAAGTGAGATTTAGTTTCCTCCTTTGAAGGAGGATTAAGGAGGATGACCCATTTAATCATCACTCCTTTCATCTTCTGATTTTCTGTCAAACCAAATCGTCAGCATTTCCCACCAATTAATAAGGCGGTAATACATATACACGATGAAACAAAAGAGTATGTAAGCGCTTACAGGTGCAACTATCAATTTAATTGATAATCCAATGTTATAGAGTACATTTAAAATCATCAAAATGTAGGTTAAAGTTGTAATGAGCACTAAGCCAAACAAGGCTTTTTGTCTTTGTTCAAATGGGATTAAATTTTTCATAGATTTTTAGTTTTAAAACTCCCCACGGCATCCTTGCCGATTGAATACAATGGGGAGTGGCTTACCAGAGCCTGATTATTTATTTTTGATTTGATTAATTTTTGATGGTTTCAGTTCCACATGCTCCTTCACTAATTTCTCCGCAACCGCTGAGGAAGGAGCTTTTATTTTAAGTGAAACTGTACTTAGTGGCGTGCCTTTGTAAACGATTTCACATTGAACCAAATATTCACGAGGTGCAGGTTGGCCAATCTTATTAATGCGTTTTGTAATTTGTTGTGGAAGAATTCTACTATTATTCTTACGCTTCCAAAAATCAAAGAATCCCATTAGATAGCTGTGAAGTTGATTTCAATTTTTAGCCATTTACCTTGATCATCTTTCGCAAAGAAGTCAAAACCATAGCCACGCAATGAAATTGAATAGGATTCTTGTATCAAGTTCAATCCTTCAACCCAACGAGGGTCGTCATATTTATCCTTATGGCTTAAAAGGTGCATTACTTTAGAATACTCCAACTCACCCTTTTCATTGCGTTGAATGAAGCTTTTCAAAATCTCATAAAGTTTCAAATCCTTTTTCTTCACCATGTCCTGCATGAAATCAGATATTAGCTCCAAGGCTTTTGTTGAACGCTCATCCCACACAGGTTGGGTTGAACGTGTGCGAACTGCTTTTAACTCACCATTTGAATGTTGCAATGAAAAACCACCTTTAGAGTTCGAACGAATACCGCCATACTCCTGCAGGCGTAATTGGTGCTCGTCAAATACTACATTTAAGTCTGTTTTAAATGACTTTAAAATGCCTGAAATGTTACGCGCTTTGGCAACCATTTTTTCAACGAGTTCGTCGCGCTCTTTTTCGTAGTTTTCTTTTTCCTTCATGCGAAGCTTTTGAGCATCCGCTTTCTTTTTGTTAAGGATAGCTTCCATTTCTTGTATGGATAGTTCCTCGACTGGTACTGGTACTGTTTGTGTTTCCATTTATTATTGATTAAAGATTACATAGTGTTCCGGAACATATTCCGCTCTTGTGTTTCTAAAAGCGTATTGCTTTTTGAGGTTGTCAAGGTCAACAGATAGGTTGTTTATTGCTCTCACGATTTCAAACCATTCTTTGTTGTCTCTGCAGTATTGAAGCTCTTTATAAAAGCCCTCTTTTTGTTCCTCCAGTGCTTTTATCCGATTCCTAAACTGTGGAATATTGCGTGGGTTCTGCTCTGGGTTCTCCTTGTCTATATATTTTGGCATCGGAGTTTATCTTTGTAGATTTTCAAAAATGTGAGGTAGCTTTCGAAGGTCAATTGGTCTAATAAAAGGTTAGACATTACCTCCACATAATTCTCCTTTACAGCTAATAAATCATTTCGAGTGATGTAGTTAAGTAAATCCTTTTCCCACTGCAAATACTCATTTTTCCACCACTTCCAGAAGTAAATTGAACGCTCTACCATTTGAATAGCTAAATCATCTTGACCATAAAATTCTTTTAGGAACTTCAATCCCAATTCATAGACAAATTGCTTGTATTCCATTTCTGAAAATGAAAATGATTCTTGAATCAAAAGTGGATTTACAATCCCCTCCGTTCTTTGAGTGTCGATGTGTGTTATTGTTTTCATGCTGTTTTTGTTTGACCGTGAAATAATGCTGCTTTGTTTTCGTCAACCGAGATAGATCCACCTGGGCAACGTCCTGATATAAATGCTTTCAATCCCTCTACACGAACGATAATTGAAGCGAGTTTTTTTGCCAATTTTGCGGCTGCAGTATAAGGTTCGCCACGTTCCTCATGTGCAACCAAAATGATTAATAAATTTGGATGTGCTTGTACGAATTTTCTAAACCCACCCGCTCTGAAATCATCCTCATATATTGTGGCGTTATCTAAAATCAATACCTCAGGTGCACGGCGCTTGGAAAGTTTAATCTCCAGTTCCGGGAGCTCTGTATATTCTAAAAATGCAAGATTGCGATTGTGTGCACCTATTTCTGCACGTTGGCAAGCCTCCACAAACGCGGCTGATGTTCCCTCCTCGGCAGATACATACAAGACTTTGGTAATGGTTGACAAATAGTTCGCTAATTTTAGTGTGAACCACGTTTTACCATTTTTCTCTCGCCCGTAAATTATCCAAACTCCTGAGGTTTCGGGTGCGCCCATTGATTTAAGCCAATCACCATCAAACTCAAATTTCTTGTGAACACGAGCGTAAATGTTATGTGCGCTTAAAAATTTCATTTTTGTAATAAGAAATATTGTTCAACTGACCTTCTAACTCTTCTAATATCCCCCTGCGATTCAGCGTAAGCGCGTTCAATTACATCTTCATCATCTACTCCGTTTGCCTTACAAATCAATTGTACATCTTGAAATGAAGTAGGGTCTAATGCGATGAATTTTCTACCTATTCGTGACCACAATTCGCAGTAACCAATT